TACCTTTATAACCTACTGTTACATAGTTTTGTACAGCGTACGGATCGATGTAGACTTTTGTTCTACCGTTTAAAGTACCTGCAAAAGTGCTACCTGTGTCATCTACATTTAATGCTGTTGACATTGCAGGTGTATAGTCTAACATACCTGCTGCAGTTAGCGCAGAAGCTACGTCTGAAGAACAGATAATGAAGTTACCTTTTCCTCTACGTGTCTCGATTGCAATTCTATTACATTCTCTTTCGATCTGTAATATTAGTCCTTTAAACTTTTCTACTGACCATCTGCCATCTGCATCTGTCTGTACGTTGAAGATACCGTTGATAGCTGTGTTGGACTGTAGAGCACCAGTTTTAGCTTGAGAGTTAATAGTTCTGATAACTTCTCTATTGATTTCAGCTAAGATTTCTGTTGACAAGATATTTGCCAATTCTGTCTCAGCGTCAAGACCGTGAATTGCTTTAAGGTCTTGAGCTAATTCTAAGCTGTATTCAGCTTTTAACGCTCTTGACTTAGCAGTCACAGTTGCCTTTTCAATAGTGAAACCCATCTCTCTAAAAGATGACTCTCCTGATGAACCTAATTTCTCAGCTTCATTTGTAGTCATTCCACCTGCTGCAAGAGCTGTAAGTCTGTCGTCATCGACTGTTCCTACAGTTCCACCGGCTTGTGAATCTCTTAGACCTGATACGTTATCAGAATCGTGAGTACCAGCACTGTCACCAGAAAACTGAGTCTCAGCTTCGTTGAATAGTGCTTCTCTATTTGATGTTGAACCACCACCATATCTTGACTTCATCGCGAAGATTAAGCCAGTTGGACCAGACATTGGCTGCACACCACAGATGTCATATGCCATTAAGTTAGGCATAGCACGTCTTACAAGTGCGATCAATACTGGATTCCAATTTGATACAGATGATGTTGCGTTTGCTGGAGCAGCTTCTGTAATCATTCCTTCTTCTCTAAGAGCGATTTCCTGATTTTCAAGCACTGCAGCAGTAACGGCTTTCTTATGGTGATCTTGAATGGTACCAGCAGACTCTTCGTCCAATACTGGGGACCACTTTTCAATCAACTTATCGTATGATACTGTCATTTAGGACTCCCTATTTATTTGCAGTTTTCTTTATTGCTTTAAGATATGAATCCATTGAACCTGTTGACTCAACTATTGGTGCGTCATCATCTTCAATGATTTCTTCCTGGGTTTTAGCTGTCTTAGCAAAGTATGACTCTTTTAACTGAGCTACTTTCTGTGCGAAAGTTTCTTCGTCTTCAAAGTCTACGTTTTCTGCTAATCCTTTTAGCTTTTCGACTTGAGTTTCAGCTAAGTCTTTAGAAGCTTCTCTAATGATAAACTCCCTCTTATAGCCTTCTAACTCTTCAGCCATTTGAATTGACCTCTCAGTTGAAGCATTGAGTTGAGCCTCAAGTTCTTCAACATTGTCAGCAAGTTCGTCAACCATGTCAACTTTATCTTCTGGCACCTGAATGTGTGACTCAGTAAATAGGTCTTTCAACTTATTCATAAAGTCTTCAGCAATTTCAGTTCTTAAGCCATTTTGAATAGCTAACTTGTTGTCTTCCATCCAGCCTTCAACTACGTAGTTTAGATAGCTGTCTACTTTCTCTACAAGGTCTTTCTTGGTGCTTTCGATTTCTTCTGAAAGCTCCTCGTTATACTTCTCTTCTAGTCTGTCAATCTCTGCATTTACTTTTGTATTGATTGCAGCTTCAAAGATAGTTTCTGCTTTCTGCTTGAATTCATCAGACAGTGTAGCTTCCTCATTGACAAGTGCCTTAAGATCATCTTTAAAATCAACTTCAACTTGAACTTGATCTTTGACTTCTTCTTCAGCGATCGCATTACCTTCAGGCGCATAGCTTTCACCATTATACATGGCCATGATAGCTTGCTTATTCATGCCTTGCATTTTTCCAACTAAAGAAGCAATCATACCTGCTTTAGTCTTTGGCATTGGATCTTTTTTAGTCTGGTCACCTTTACGCTTTGGAGCGGTTCCGGTTGCTTCACCAGCTTTGTCAACAGAAGCGACTGATTGAGCTTCAGCATTTTTAGGATCGTGTTTCATTTCAGAGATTTCCTCATCCTCATGGAGTTCCACGTCCTGATTTTCTATATTATCAGCCATTTTTGACTCCTTATTTTGATTTTAATATTGAGAGGAAATTCTTAAACTCACGAACCTGTGTCTCATAGAGATCAGCGCGTGGAGCCTTCTTAATTTCAGTCTCCATTCTTTCAATTGTTTGTGCTTCTATAATGCCGTTATTCCAAACCCATTCAACACCTTCCATTATCCCATTAACAAAAGCTCCAGGTGCGGATGGATCTTGCACGATATCTACCGCGTTTAGAATATAATCGTCGTTGACGACCATGGCGCCATTACGCTGGCTCAAACTTCCCATACCACGAGTCGATACACCGAATGTAACTCCACCATCGAGTAAGCCTTTTACAACTTCGCCCATAGGGGTGTTCAGTATCGATGCTTTACCCACAATATCATTTCCCTCAAACTTAAGTTCATTGATCTTGTGAGAAACTTTATCGAGATTTACGGTCGGTCCTTCAGGGTGATTTAACTCACCGACTGCTCTACCTTTTTGTACTTGCTCTGTGTCATACTTATTAAGAGCCTTTTCCATGATAGGCATTGGATATATA